GAAGGTAACAGAAAGATGTTTATTGATACTAAATGGGATCATCCACATGAACAAACTTGGATGTCACATATGTTCCAATTAACAAAAGAAGGAAAGCTGTCTCCAGCGATCCTTCTTGCTAGTCCAATATGGCACGATAGAATTAAGTTCTATAATGCCGATGAAAGGGTTGAGAGTTAGCGAAGCGATGGTACTTGTTTAGCAAGCTCACGAGCTTCTTCAAGTGCCTTCTGTGCTTTCTTCGATGGTGCAGTAGATGCTGCACAAATCTCTTCAAGTGCTGTTACAATAGTAACAATTGCTTGTCGAGCTGCTTCGATTTGAGGAGATCCAAATTTACCTTCACCTCTATCATCACCATTTACTGTTTGCTTAATAATGCTGAGAAGGGCAAGAGTGCCTTGAATTTGACCACGCTTGTATGCAGGGTGGCCTCCTGGCTTACCATCGAGATGCGGTTTATCTAAGTATGATGATTCATCCATACAGTTATTTATACCCTACTTTGAATTATGCAAATAGATCAAAGAGCTCAGTCTTAACATTCTCAGTAGGCTTACGAATAGCCCAACCTACAGAGTCGTAGAAGCGAGCAATAGACTGAAAGAGAATCTTATCAAACATCTTCTCATAGTCGATCTTGAAGTGCTCGTTGAACTCCTCAGGCCATTCATACTTGAAGCCCATAGAAGCAACACCATACTTGTTAGGAGTCTCAACATACATAAAGCGAACCTTATCACCAGAGCCAATAGCCTCATACTTATTACCAGTCTTAAGCTCATCACACATACGGTTATAGAAGTAAGCAGACTTAGCATGTACTGGCATACCCTTTACAGTTTCCCAATCACGACATTGTACTGCATGCTTCTCGTAACCCTTAACACCCATAACGAAAGCAATCTCTTCAGGTGAAAGAGTCTTAAAAGTATCATATGCTTCGTTGAAGATCTTATTAGTCTTACCCAAGTCTTGAGTAGTAAGCATAGTCTCGATAATACCCTTTGCATAAGGCTTAATAGCATTAGGCATAGTAGTACGAACAACCTCAACACCAGTATACTTGAACTTATTCTCTTTGATACCCTCATCGTCAAGGATATGCATAACGTAGCGCTTCTTCTGAAGGAAGGTAGCAACGTCAGCAATACACTCACGCTTGAATACAAAGCGAGGGTCATTAGTTAAGAGAGCTTTCTTAGCCCAACTAGTAATACCAACGTTAAGATAGTCCTCAATCTCTTGAATCTTATCATAAGTCTCCTGATGAATAAGAGCATCATCTTTAGACTCCCAAAACTTAACACCATTCTTAATAAGAGGGGCGATAGAGATATAAGAAGAGTCAGTATCGTTATATACAATACACTCCTCAAGCTCATGCTCGGAGATATTCTCAGCGCCAACCTCTTCACGAATAAAGTCCTTAAGACATTCGTTAGAATGTTTGATAACTGCCTGCCCAGTTAGAGTAACACTCGCAGCAATATCATCATCACCAATAGGAGCATTCTTGTTACCCATATAACCATAACAAGAGTTAATCAAAATCTTAATGACCATTTGTTGGGTATTGAGGCGCTCGACTTCGTACTTAAGGTCGATATTGCCTGGGTCCTTCTTGAGCTTTTTCTGGTTGGTGAAGAGCTTCTTCTTAATCTCAACACGCTGATTGTAATAGTACTCAAGGAACTCCGGAATAATGCCACGCTTCTTCTGACTAAAGAGGAAACCAGCTTTCGATAATGCACATTCTTCATCTTTAAGGAACTTTACAAAGTCAGGCTTCGATAGTTTAAACAATCTACCTGAGGTATGTTGAATAGTAATCTCATCATCTGAATTCTTCTCAATCTTACCCACTTTAGTCTCAGGAGAAGTATTGAGAGAGATCATCACGTTAGGGTATAGAGAGTTAGCATCGAACGATACAATGTTCTCTTTGAAACCACGCTTAGGTTCAGCGACGTAAGCACCAGGGTTCTTATGATCCTTATTACCATTACGAACGAACGTTGAAATAACTTCACCACGCTTACGAGCCCTAACAGTTAACGCACCATTAATCACTCCAATAGTACCCATAGCACCTTCAAGAGTAGTTAGACCAACATAAGACAACATTCTAAGAAGAGGAATGTATTGAAGCTTCTCCTCAAGTCGAACGAGGAGGTTAACGTCTTGAACGTTGTAGTCGATAAACTTATTCCAGTCCTGATCAGCAAGTTCGTGAAGAGCTAAGCCTTCATAATCGATCTTCTTCTGACCTAACTCAAGTTCACCAATAGCATCCAACTTATACGACTCACGCAACTTAAGACAGAAGCGCTTATACACATCGAGATAGTCAAGATTAGCAACGCCATCAAAGTAGTAACGTTTCTGCTCACGACCAAAGCTACCCATACGCATACGGAAGTAAACATTACGCAAAGGTGAGAGACGATCAACATACTCTTTACCTAAGATACGCTCCATACGATTAACGATGTATGGAATATCGAACCCTTCAGAGTTCCAACCGCTAATAATATCAGGATGCTGCCTTTCAATATACTTAAGGAAGGCTAGAAACATCTCACGCTCAGACTTACAGTAATGATAGATCATATCATCACGACCTTCACCAGTATACTCATGAATACCGAACGTATTGAACTTCTTACTAAAGTTATCCCAAACAGTAATGACGTTACAAACGTGAGTAGGGTCATCTACGTCAGGGAAGCTATCGACAGAGTAGGTCTCGATATCGATAAAGCAGTACTTAATAGGATTACTATTGAACTCAGGCTTCTCATTCTCACCACCATAAGCATCAAGCAAATATTGCTGAGCAGGAGGAGCATTCTCGAAGACTCGCTTTACTCCAGAGTCCTGAAGGAACTTATAACGACCATAACCATTCTGGAATGAACGTTTCTTAACCTTAGTACCAAAGATAGAAGTCTTCTCACCTCGAGGATCTTCTACATAAAGATAAGGCTCAAAAGATACCTCACGACGAATACGATCACCATCTTCACTCCATGCGAACTCGGTAATCGTACCTTCGCGACCGTTATAAACTACGTTCCTGTACATCTAAGTCTATTATAGGATAGTTCCTTATGGATTCCAGCGCTTAAGAAACTTACGAGAAGGATCTCCATATGGAGTAGTTAATGCTTCCATTCGACATCCAATGTTCTCATTACTCTCAAGTCGACGAGTAAGACCATACTCACGAAGCTTACCAATATTCTGATAGTAGCGCTTACGATTCTTGTAGTTAAGAATCCAATCCATCTTCTCTTCAAGCTCTTCACCAGTCTTGAACTTAAGATCATCAGGAGCAGTTGAGTAAGTATGCATATCTTGACACAAGCAAGGAATACCGAGAGTAGCTGCTTCAACAAACTTAATATCTGACTTAGAGTTATTGAAGTTATTCTCAGTAAGAGGAGCTACCATCAACTGAGCATTAAGACCAACAATGAAGTTAGGGTACTCAAGTAGACTCTTCCATTGATAGAACTCAATCTTACCGCTCTTAATAAGATCTTCAAGAGGTGGAGGATAAGCTCCTACAAAGATCCATTGATACTTGTCAACAGTCTTACGAACAATATCATTAACATGACTGAAGTCATCTTTACCACCATTCTTATTACCTACATCATAGTGAGCACCAGAACCAGTATAAAGAACTCTTGGCTTACGCTTATTGGAGTCATAGTTCTGCTGAATCTTCTTACGGTCGAAAAGATATCCCATCCAGTTATAAGGAACAAAGTTAGGAATGACAGTTACTTTCTGATTAGTAAGCTTTGATTGGAATAGCTTACGCATAAAGTCGCAAGTAAGAGTAATCTCATCTGCCATGTCCATAATCTCAACACAGTTAGCACGAACCTCTTCAGTATCGAAAGCAAACTTGAACTTATTATAATCAGGAATCTCTTCACGGAAGACAACATCATCAACTTCGTAAATAATCTTGAAGCCAAACTCTTGCTGAACCTTCTTAAGGTGCTTTGTAAACTCAACTTGTGACTTAGAAGCTTGACGTTGAAGAGTAACTGCCTTTACACCTTGATACCAACGAGGGTCTGCAACCATTGCTGTAGTACTTTGACTGATACCACGCTGAGTCATATTGATTACATTCTCAGGCCAAATCAAACGCCAATGACCACAACCTGAATAATCAGCGAGATAATTAATAAAGCGAGGCATACCTGCTTCACGTGGTTGAGGCTTCTTAGGCTGCTGTTGTACTTGAGCCATTGTACGACCTCCAGGTAAAGGAGAGCCGAAGGGCTGCGGAAAAGGGTTACTACCAATCATCGAGATAATTGTATACTACAGATCAGTATAATCAACCCTTTTCGAGATACCATTTTCCTTTTCTATGAAAATAACCTCTCCAGTAACAGCCTTAATAGATTCCTTACGGTGAGAGATAACAATCGAACACTCGTCAAGCTCTTCAGTACGCTCTTGTAGAATCTGAGTTACAAGTTCAATACCTTTCTCATCGAAAGAAGAGTCAAACAACTCATCATAGATAGCAATGTTATACTTAACACCACCTTGAAGCCTTCTCATATCAGAGAAAGTAAACAAGCAAGCAAGGTCAATAGACTTACGCTCAGCTCCAGAGAAGTTATGATAAGAACAAATCTTATTCTTCTCGTTAGTAATCTCTTCCTCAAAGTATTCGTTGAACATACAAATAGAGTTAGAGTCAAGCTTACGAAGATAAGTAAGAAGCTTACTATTAAGCAATTCAAGAAGTTTATTAACGATGAAAGACTTTACACCTTCTTCTGAAACAACATACTTAACAATATCAAGCTTAGAAAGATCCTTACGAAACTTCTCTACTTTATTCTCAACTTCAGTAAGACGTTTATTAGACTCAATAATAAGATCATCGAAGTCTGTACTAGTACTTTCTACTTGCTTAAGATCAATCTCAAGCTCAGCCAACCACTCATCAAGTTGATTAATGCGTTGAGCAATACTCTTCTTCTCTTGATTAGCTACCTTAGCAGAAGACAACTCGTTATTCTTAGCTTGAATAGCTTGCTGTACTTTAATCTTAACCTCATTAGCTTTAGCAACTGACTCAGCTACTACTTTGATCTCTTCTCCAAGAGCAATAAGCTTTTGCTTAAGAGTCTCTTTCTCTTTCTCCATATGCTCAACATCATGAGCATCCATTGGACGTAAACATACAGGGCAAGTATCTTCATCAGTACCAATCTTCTGATATGACTCTTTACTATGCTTTAACTCAGCCTTCTTAGTACCAGCTTCAACGTTACGTTCAGTAATCTTCTCGTCAACAGTAACAAGCTTACCTTTAAGCTCCTCAATATTAGTCTCAATCTCAGAAGTATCTCTATCTTGGAAGGACTCTAGCTTCTCCGCTAGTCTCTCTTTCTCTGAGAGGTTATTAGCCTTTCTCTCTAAGTATACTTCTTTCTTCTCAGCACGCTTGGAGAGAGTAGCCTCCTTTTGAGAAACATAACTACTATTCTGATTCTTTACCTCAACTAAAGTAGCTTGAACGATATCATGCTCACGCTTTAGTTCGTTATATTCAACACGAAGTTGAGTTAACATCTGAGAGAAGACTTCCATGCCAAAGATATCTTCAATAAACTTACGCTTCTCGATCTTAGACTTAGCCATGAAAGGAACTGCATTGTTAACAGTCATGATAACGCAGTTCTGGAAGATAGAAGGAGTAGCAGAAGTTACATCACAGATAAATTTGTTTGTATTACCAATACTATCACGAGTAACATCGACACCATCTTTAAAGAGCATTACTTTAGAAGGGTTAAGGTGACGAATAACTTTATACTCGTTAGTTTCATTACCAGTAACAACCTCAAAGTCTAACTCAACATGAGTCTTACCTCCAGTAATGTTATTAGGAATAAGATCTTTCTTCAACTCACGAAGAGTATCACCAAAGATAGCAAAGTAAATGGAATCAGCAATAGTAGATTTACCAATCGCATTACGACGATCAGGTTTATCTTTATTAGCTCCAGTAATGACATGAAGTCCCTTACTAAAGGACACTTCAACAGGCTCTTCACCAACCGAAAGGAAATGCTGAATAGCTACTCGTTTAAAATTTACTTGTTTCATCGCTTGCAACGCTCGTATAGACCAAGAGTATACTCGATTATAGCCTTAGAATTTTCTAAATCCATCGTTCCGATGAAATCTTCAATGGCTTGCTCAACGTCAACACCAGACATGTCTTCGATATCCTCACGGTCTTGAAGGATGCGATTAAAGTTAATATCATAATCAACAGACAACTGTTCTGGAGCAAACTTATTAAACACTCTTAAGAGAACATCCATGTCATCTTGAGAAATATTCTTGTCTACTTTAAGCTTAACAATATTATTGTTTATTTTATTTTGTACAATAGGAGTTATATCTCCTTCTTCAACCAACTCACTAAGGAATACTTTCTCATAGCGAGGTGATACAGTATTTTCATAGAACTCATACTCCATAGTATCGAGATCTAAGATGTGATAACCTTTAGAGTTACCAGCATCACCGAAATCCATCTGGAATGGGTTACCACAATACAAGATAGTACCAGCACCAAACTGCTTCTCATGTCTTGTATGGAAGTGACCACTAATAGTAAGAGGAGCCTTCTTAAGAAGGTCTTTTACTTTAACACCCTCTTCACAAAGCTTGAAGCCAGTCATCTTAAAAGTCTCAACTTCGAAGTGACCAAAGATAACATCAGAGTCTTCAATAACTTTAGTAGGAGTATTCCATGGACATAAAGAAATCTTCTTATCAAATGCTTCTAGAGTCTGATAAGTCTCTAGGATGGTTACATTCTTTCTATTCTTGAAGATAGATAAAGAGTTAACATCAGTTCTATGCTTGTAATAGATATCATGGTTACCACAAATAGCGATAAGATTGAAATCGGACATCTTATCCAAGATCTCAGCACTCACTTGAAGAGTGTTAACAGAAATCTCAGAACGGTTATGATGCCAATCACCGCAGAAGATAATATCCTCGATGCCTTTCGCTTTACACTCTTCGACAAACCAGTCAGCCCATTCAAGAGCATACTGATGCCACTTAGTGCAGTTCGAATGAACACCAAGGTGCAGGTCACTAAAGATAGCAACCTTAGACTTTTTAATACTGGGAATCATCATCAACAGGCTTTACATAAACAGTACCGTGAGTGTTATCTGGATCACTCATATACTCCTCATAAACCTTCTCCTTATAGGAGGTAATGGTAGCGTGGTGCTTCTTTTCCTTCTTAATACGGTTAATGAAGGCGTGGTAAGCAATTGTCGTGAAGTACGAGAAAGGATTAGACTTAGTCTCAAACTTATACTTCTTATATTTCAGGGCAGCATACATCTTAATCAATGCGTCGCCGATCATATCATCTTTGTACGAATAGTTAATAAAGGATCCGTTATAGCTCAAGCCATAAGCGATCTTTTTAATATTCATAGCCAGGTCGTCAGTCAAGACGTCGGAGTCATAATACTTCTTTAGACTCGCCTTGAACTCTGCAGGCTTAATATAATACTCTTCTTTAGACATTCTACCTAATTATAGCCTACAGTTCAGGAAGATCAACTAATTTCTGTGATCTTGTATTGAATCTTCTCCTTATCATAAATGGCCATGCGCTTTTCGCAATGAGCTTGACCATAGTTGAGCTTATCACACATATCAAAGATGATTAGCTTGGACTTTGAGTCATGCTTACGTAAACCACGACCAATTGACTGCACTGTTCGAATAAAACTCTTACCTCCTGATGCAAAGATGATGTTATGAAGGTTCTTAACGTTAACTCCTGTTGCAAAGATGGCACTAATGGCAATAACTACAACATTAGTTTCTGTTTCCATGATTTGTTTGATTCTTTCCCTCTCTTCAACATCAACTGAACCTTGAATGAAGTAAACCTTCTTACCTTCAATCTTTTTTAAGTACTCTTCTACAATTTCACCATGAGCAATGTGATTAACCATAATAAGAGTATTATTAGGCAGCTTGCTAACAAGGGATTGGATAATAGTATTGCGTCGATCATGGTTATAAATGTATTCAAGTTCATCTCTATAGCCTGTTGGACCACTAAAGTGTGGTTTAGGGCTGTAGTTGATGTTCATTATCTTAACATTGACATTAGTAAGGAAGTTTTCCAATCGAAGCTCATAAGAGTTCTTCTCATAAATGACTGGACCAAGCTTTCCTATGATTGACCATTTGTTAAGTTGGTCTTCTGGAAGGGTTCCAGTAAATCCAAACTTGTTAGGTGTTTTAATCTGCTGAACAATCTTTGAAATCTTATTACCAGCAGTAATTTTGTGACACTCATCAACAATAAGTAGGTCAATATGTCTTAACCAATCGTTCTCTTCAAACCTGCTTTGAATAATGCCAATGTTTGCAATGATTACATTAGAAGTAAAGTCAGGTTTGGTCTTTCCTGTCCATTTAGTGCATTTGTAGTTAATGCCTACATTAATAAATTCATCAAACGTTTGAGTAACAAGACCTAAGTCAGGTACAAGCATAAGACACTTGAAAGTTTCTGGGTCATTACTTGCTCTATAGAATTGCTCAATTAGAGCTGCAGTAGTAAACGTCTTACCAGCACCAGTTCCAAGTACACATGTACCAGTTCCAAGTTTGATTGCCTTCTTAATTACTTCTTCTTGATAGTTACGAAGAGTAAACTTAAAGTCAGTTACAATCTCTGTATCAGTTCCAACTTTAAGAGCTTTAGCAAGTGCTGGTGTTATTTCAATTGGCTCATTAATTTGATTCTTGATTAAGTATTGTCTTACTTCCCAATACAAACCAAGCTCACAAGCTCCAGTAGGAGTTATGACATACTTTCTTCGAGGAGCAAATCTTCCATACCCTCTTGCGAATCTAGCTCCAGTATTCTCAACAGAGAAATGCTCTCGCATAGTTTCAAACAAATCCGTATCAGAGCATCTAATAAGAAGCTTAGTGGGTTGCTTTGGAGTTGCTTTCTTGACGTCAAACTGAATCATAGTTGCTCCATCTTCTGTAGTTCAACAATGTTCTTAATATCGAATCCCATTTGCGACATTGTCTTTTCTACTTTCTCAAGATACTCAATAACAAGATCAAGCTCTTTAATCTTAGCAGTCAAAGAAGCCAATGACTCATGACGTTCAGCAGCTTGTTCAGCAGCAGATTGGGACAACTTAACAGGTGAAGTTGCGATTACTTCTTTAGTAATGTTCTTCTTAAGAGCTTTTTTCTTCTCAAACGTAGCATTACGCTCAATCTTAGACTTAATAAGTTGAGCTACCCAATAATGCTTACGAGCAGGTAAGCGCATTGATTGCTCTTTAATGTTAAAGTCATCGAGTACAAGATCCTTACCGACCTCTTCGATATACTTCTTGAGTAACTCCATACCTTAGATTAAATACTAATATGGAGAAATCAACTAGTAAGTTTGCTAAGTACTTCTACAAAGTTATTGAGGAAGATATGACAGCAGCTGGTGCAGCAGGTGCTCTTGGTCCTGAAGCTGCTGGTAGTTTTGCTCCAAATGCTTCTACATCTACCGATTCTTATGCTCCAGGTGATGCTAGAGTACCTAAAGCGCTTGGCAAAGTGCAGAGACGTGCTGATGTTGATCCAAAGAAGAAGAAAAAGAAGAAGAAGAAGGCTAAAAAGACAAAATCCATATTTAGCGGGCAAATTAAGGAGGCATAATGGATTTAGGTCACTGGACATGTGACGAACAATGGGAAGAACTCCCATTTGGCTTCGTATATTTGATTACCAACACGGTAACCGGTATGAAGTACATTGGAAAGAAGCAAATTGAGAAGAGAACCAAGAGACCTCCACTAAAAGGTAAGAAGCGCAAGAGAATCATTGTAGGAGAGTCGGATTGGAAGACATATAC